TCGTTAAACGTCAAAATAATGTCGCTAAAATAAAATGTTGTGCTGTTGAAAAATACATTTTTACGCAACCGATTAGCTACTATAAGTGGTGATGGTGTTAAACCAACCGTCACGCCGTTGCTAAAGCCTATACCAGCGGAGAACATTTTAATACATCCCTTCAATACCAGTTGCGGTTGTGCCAGTCAGCCAAATACGAGTGGCGGCAACAGGGCGTGTTTCACCCGCGTAAAAGTTCAGTGTTGGTGCAGTGCCATCAATTGCTGTAATCTTAACAGTGCCTGCGGTGTTGGCACGAATCGCCCGAACGGTCTTAATCAAGTCTGCCGTATCACTAGGTGTTACTACCAGCACGCCTGTTGCTGGGAACGAGTTGTTAGCGTCAGTATTAGCCATTTTTTATTCCTTTTCCATTAAATCAGTGTTTACGTCATTCGTTAATGCGGCATTTTGCAGCCCAGCTTTTTGCAGGTCAACATAAGCATTTAACTCTGCAATATCCTCTTTTACTTCTAAATCCATCTTGGCAATCTGATACCTGACTTGAGCATCTTTTCAGCTTTCATCATCGTAATTTCAGCATCAATTTCAGCCTGTTTGCGTTTTATTTCAGCTTCCAGCATAACTTGACGCTCTTTAGCTTCCAATTCGCGCTGTGTTTTTCCATTTGAATCTGAGCATCCATTTCAGCTAATTGCATTTTAGCTTGAATTTCCATTTGTGTCTTAGCTTGACCGCTTTCAGCCTGTTGCAATTTCTGTTGCATATCTTGCAGTTGTTGCGTCATCATCTGCAATTGTTGTTGCGCTTGTTGAGCCTGTGCGCTAACTTGTGCGAGTTGTTGTTCAGCACCGCCTTTTTGGTCTTGCAAATTGGGTGGCAGAGTTTTTTCTAAGCGTTTAGCCAATTCCTGCGACATTGGGAAGTCAGCGGCACGCATAATAATATCGCCAGCAACTTGCATCAAAGCTGGTGAGCGTCCTGCTAGGTCAGTTAAAGCCGCAAAAGCTTCTTGGCGTTGTGTCTGGAACGATGGGCCAGTGTCAATTACCACGTCATATTGCCCAACACTAGGATTGAATATTTTTTGAATATCCTCTTCGCCAATATCAACTTCGCTATATGGCACTGGATGAGCAGGATCAAGTACCGCTTGTTGTGGCTTGCCGTCCAAGCCCAATACACGAACAACACGCTTGGTGTCGTATATCTTTTGAATCAAGTCGATTAGAATCTTGGCTTCATAACGCAAAGCACGAGCATGGTTGTCTAGGAAGTGATAAGTAGCTACTTCGCCTTGAGCCTTCAAGCGTTGAATGCCTACACCGCTTGCCGCTTCGGATTTAATCCCGAAGTTGGCATTCTGCTGGCCCGAAGCACCACGCATTTCTTCGGTGGATAGTTGCAACAATTGTACCTGAGCCGCAGGCATAACGGCAGGTTGCTGACGTTGTGGCACTGGCAACGGATTACCTTCGTCATCCCTAGCATTAAACGGCAGATAAGCACGATTTTCTAAATTCGCCGCGCCCCAGATGTTCTCATAGCCTTCAATCGCTTCAGCAGCAGCCATATACGGCACTTTGTTCTGCAATGCTAATGTCTGGACTGTTTCCGAATAGCTGAAGTTCACCATCCGTGCAGGGTCTTTTAAGTCACGAACCAAACCCTTGCGCACAATCTCGCCATTGACATTAATCTCTTTACCAACGCTTGAAACGATAGGCAAGTACTCGCCGACCCATTCACGCTCGTCTAATGGCTCATCATGGCCGCCAACTAATACGCACCATTTCCATTGCTTACGGGTAGTTTCACGCTCTTTAATGATCTGGATAGAATCACCTGAATCACGCGTCAACATCATGCCAACACGCTTAACGTCATCAGGGAGTTTGCCTTCTAAAACCGCTGAGCCATCAGCCAATAATAATGCTTTGTCTTTTACGAAGTCAGCGTAGAAGTATTCGGCCCGACGGAACGTGTCCTCTTTTACCCAATTGGTCTTGTTTGGTTGCCAGCTTGACGGGTCAATATCAGGATGATCGCGCTTGAATTGTTCCTTGCCAATGTCCTCAAATATAAAGCCCCATTCCGCGTCAGACTTGTCCATTTCGCGGCAATCAGGGTCAATATAGACTAGTTGAGGGTTAAGGATAGGCTTGATCTTAATAACCTGATCAAAGCTGGATGGTGACTCGTAATCGGTAATAATGCGCCAGTAACCCTCACCCGACACGACAGCGTGTTCAGCAGCAATATCATGCGCATCGTCAGCATTTGAAGAAGTTTGAATATTGCGGATCAAGCCGGCTAGGATTTCAGCGGTCTTTTTGTCAGCATAATCATCTACTGCCATAACGCGGCAGGATGGTTTAGCTTGACGAATTTGGTTTACAACCTGATTGACGTGTTGAGCAGTTAGATTGACTGTTAGACATACGCGCTTGTCGAATTGACGTTGCTTGCGAATCTCGTCCGGCCACTGCCAGCCATTTTCAGCATCTGCCATGTAAAAACGCAAATCATCAATAGCAATTAGTCGATTAGATGCCATGTGCTTTTCTGCACGTTGGAAACGCTCTCTAGCTTCTTCTACAATGCCATTGGGCGTTTTGTCTTTGTCATCATCCATATCAGCGCATCCATGCGTTAAATTGCTTTTGGTTGTCTTGCAAGTAAGATTATAGCACCATCGTCCTGAATTGTAACGAATCCAAATTTATGATAATAATTCTCTAGGCGTTTAGTATCAGCTTTAAGCAACAACAATATGCGCTCATCATCGGCTTGGTCGCATAAATCAGCCAATAATGCAGTTCCTTCACCTTGTCCACGGCATTCTTCTGGGACGTGGAAGTCGGTAATCTCACGGGCAAATCCGCGTTTATTAGGTGGAATAATCTGTGTATAGCCTAAATAAAGGCTTGCATTGCCTAGCGTAAGCGTTCCCGGCTTCATTTCAATTCTACCATGTGAGAGATTGACGAGATGTTAGTATCTTCAGGAATAGGGCGTAGCATAAACAAAATCAAAGCCCGTAAATCGTCCATAGTCTTAACCTTATTCGGGTCAATATGCCAATGCTTTTCTAGTATAACTTTCTTAGGTCGCGCCATTATGCCATCCATCCTGTCGGTAAGTAATTTTGTTCTGGTTGTTCAAACTTGCGTTTGGCTTTTGGTGCTTTGATAATTTGCAGTCCACGCCCAAACAATGACAGCACGTCAACACCATCATCGTGTTTAGCAGCAGGGAAACGCAATAGCTGTATCATCAGTTCCGACCTCCAAACGGCATTCCTCGGAAAAATACCTTACCCATACTTGCCATGCCCTGAAACGGTCTGGCTCTGCTTGGCTTGTCGCTAATGCTTGGCATCCATTCGATGCGGCAATAGGCTTCACGTTCCTGCATCCGGCGCATCATGAATGGCTCAACAGCGCGTCTAATCGGGCCAGCTTCACCAAACCAGCAATGCGGTTCATATTTTAATATCAAATCGCATTTTGCCTCAATCCAAACATCCGAGGTTGTTTTCCCTTTCCACCAATCCACAACATAAATGTTATTAGAGCCATCCACGCCAATGACGCCATGCTCGGTAAAGTCACCACCGCCATCCGTCACCGCGTAATCGCTTGCGCCGTAGTATCTTAGGTTGTGAGGTAACTCTTCATATTCGCCAAACCATGCGGCCTTGAAGTAGTCGCCATCATCGGGTATCGGGTCCTGCTGGTAAAGCGCATTCCAGTCACGAGCAGGCAATACTGAACGTATTTGCTCAAGTCGTTCGAGCGGATACCATTCTGGCCATAACGGCTTGCCTTCGCTAATAGCCGGAAGGCTCAACAAATCCCATTTATCACCGCCCTTTTCTTGTTCAGCTAGCAATCTGCCGGACAAGTCATCATCGTGCCATCGTGTGTTGATGACAATGATTGCCCCCCCTGGCATAAGTCGCGTGTAAGCTGTTGAAGTGTACCAATCCCAAACGCGCTGACGGGTCACTTCGCTGTCAGCTTCTTGCCTGTCTTTGAATGGATCGTCAATGAGCAGAATATCAGCTCCACGGCCAGTGATAGCCGTTCCCACACCAGCGGCAACATACATACCGCCAGCGTCAGTATGCCAACGGTTCGCGGCTTTGCTATCAGATGACAATTCCGTTTTAAATAACCGTGAAAATTCAGGCGATGCAACAATGTTACGCACTTCTCGCCCGAAGTCAGAAGCCAAATCTGAGTTATACGACGCAGCAATAATCTGCTTGTTAGTATTGCGCCCGAGAAACCATGCAGGGAAACGTCTAGAGGCTAATTCTGATTTGCCGTGACGTGGCGGCATTGTAATCATCAGCCGCGTAATTTCGCCGCGCTCTACGGCTTCCAGCTTATCGGCAATCAGTTTATGGTGAGCAGCCGCTTCGTACGCGCTGTTTGTGTATTCGGTGAAGTCTAGCAGGGATTTTCTAGCCACCCTGCGTTTCAGCATTTCTGCTGCCGCGTCACTTTGGCTTATTTGAGGCAATGATTGCGAGTTCGTCATCCGTCAAATCTTCTGGGCGTTTGGTTACTTCGACTGTTGCGGCAATTTCCGTCCTTGCCAACTTGGGAATGTGATATTCAACCACCGA